TAAGAATTTTCCCCTGCTCAACGTGGGTTTCTTTATTGAAACCCCCGAGTTTGATGAAGAGCAGGCCACCCTATTCCCCGCTTTCCAGTTTATGGATGGGTTGTCTAAGGTTAGCCATGCCGCATCCAACGATGTCTCTAAGCCACAGTTCAATTGTATATCTCTAACTCTATCAGATAACGAAATTGTTTTCGCCGCAACAGATGGCGTACAAATCGCAGAATTCAAGAAAGCCGTAGAGGTCAAAGGCCTCCGCGGCTCTTTTATTTTGGGGCTAAAGTTTGCCAATCTTGCTGCTAAGTTAGTTAACCCTTCGTTAGACGATTTAGAGAGCTTACAGCTTTACCAGCAGGAAGACACCTTCCACCTTAAGAGTGGCGGTACTGTCCTAGTTGGTTCTCTAATCAACACTGCCTTCCCAGAGTATATTCCTTATCTGGAGACTAAGAAACTCACGAAGGCCGTCTTTCCAAGAGAGGCTTTTCTTGAGACTCTGCAGGCCACACAGCCTACGGTGGATGTTAAGAGCCATCGGCTGGTAATTGAAGCCAACTCTGCTACTGGGAAAGCAGATGTTTCCACTTCCAGTGTAACAGGGGATGCAAGCCTAACTGATGATGGTCTTCTAGAGGTTAAGACCCCGGTCGATTTTGTTTTACATTTTGATTCGGTTCTCTTACAGAATGCTACCCGCCAGTTAAAGGGAGATCAGTTCAACTTCTTCTTTACTGAAGGCGCAGCTTCCCGAGGAGTGGTACTAAATTCTGACAAGGACAATGATTTTAAGGCCTTTGTTTGTACTTTAAAGATCATTGAGTAATGACCCTCTATTTTGATGAGCAGGAGGCTGTAGAAGGACTTCAAAAGCGTGGGTATAGAGTCATCAAAGAATCATATCCAGACTTTGAGGGTATAAGAACAGCTAAAGAACTAGTAGAGCTTTTCTATGCCCGGAGAAAGTATTATAACCCCGAGCGCAAATTTCCCCAGAGTATAAATTACAGAGGGGATACTAAGATAATTAGTACTTTCATACGCGCTCGTGAAAAGTTGGGACTTTCTAGAAAACACTCAATCCAAGAGTGTGCTGAGTTGATAGAGAACATGTTCAAATATGAGAAACACATGTCTCTTAAAGAACCAATAGTCAGTGTTAATATTTTGGCATTCTCACCCATTATGGATAGGGTATGTTCTATTGCCAATGAAGAGAATAGAGAAGTTGTAGAACTTGAAAATGATAGATGTCTTAATCGGTTCTATGAAAATTATGAGAAGACATATGGTGAGAGAGACGATGAGCTTGCCAGACAAAAAAGAAAAGAAATATTGGAGGCTTTAGATGGCGAAGAATGAAGGAGACGCGCGTCTTAGCGTGGCTACCAAAGCTATTGAGAAAGAATATGGACATGTGATTAAGTGGTTAGGAGATGCCGCTTCGCAGAAACGTGAGACAATCTCCACCGGTTGTCTTGGGTTAGACAATGCCATTGGTAATGGGGGACTAGAGAGAGGACTGGTCGCAGAATTTTTTGGAGGCGCGGGCGCTGGTAAGAGCTTTTTAAGCTATAGCGTGATCAAGTCTGCTTGCGATCTTGGATACAAATGTGCCATCGTAGACGCAGAGAATTCCGCAGATACCCGCTTGTTAGTTAAAATTGGACTTCCTGAAGATCAGGTGATCATTGCCGATGGGGCCCCCACTGGAGAGGCCAATCTAGAGATCGCGGACATGCTCATGCAGACTGGCGAGTTTGCTGTGGTGGTTATTGACTCCGTTGCTGCCTTGGTTCCCAAGGCTCGGACGGAGGATTCTTACGATCAGCAGACTATGGGATTACATGCTAGACTCATGAGTTCTGGATTACAGAAGATCCTACCAGTGGCCAAGAAAACTAATACTCTATTGATTTTCATTAATCAAATCCGAAATAAGATTGGTGCTTATGGTAACCCCAAGACTACTACGGGAGGGGAATCTCTTCCTTTCTATGCGTCCTATCGTATTGAACTTATTGGTAGTCCTGCATCAAAGAGCCGGCGTTTAGTTCTTGAAGGAACAGGAGAGGTATATGGACATAAAACTACTTTCCGGGTAATTAAGAACCGTCGCGCCGTTCCCTACCGAGAGGCAGAGGTAGATCTCATCTACGGCCTTGGGTATGATACTGATGGTGAGATCCTAGACTTGGCAGTTGAGGTAGGTCTCATTGAGAAAGGCGGGTCTTGGTTGACATATGGAGAGTATAAGTGGCAAGGACGTGATAAGGCTAAGCTTGCTCTTCAGAAAGATACCAAGCTTCAGTCAAGCCTAGAGAGGCAAGTTAAAGCCATAATTGCAGGAGAAGTTTTTGAGGCTCCGGCTGAACCAGAGCCCGAAGTTGAAGAGGTTGTATCAAATGATAAGCCAACTAGCAAAAAGCGTGCGCGAAAGTCTGAGTCAAGCACTACCTAACACGCTGATCAAAGATGAAGAGTACGTCAATTATCAGGGAAATAGACTTTTCTTTGATTTCTATCTCCCCTCTCTCAATATATATATTGAGGTTCAAGGTATACAGCACTCTAAATTCAACAAACACTTTCATAACTCTGCGGCGTCCTTTAGAGCGCAGAAAAAGAGAGATCAGTTGAAACGGGAGTGGTGCGACCTGCATGACTACACGCTGGTCGCTATCAACTATGATGAAATTCCCATAGAGGTAGGAGATCTTTTGAATAGGATAGAGGAAGCACAAAGTGGAAGATAGAATACGAGATAAATTGAGAGAGACCTCTAATTCTCTGTCAATACATAAAGCGATAGCCCCCTCGCAGATAGAGCGTGCCTTTAACTTTGACGTTAATACTCTAGAGGTGACCCCTTCGCAACAGATTTCCCAGTATACTATCATGCTTGCGCAATACCTGATTACTTTGCAGGCGAGATACAACACAGCAAGAGTAATCTCCAGTTCGAAAAAGAAAGTCTTAGATCGCCGAGTCAAGGGTTTACTTCAGACCGGAGAAGTAAAAGGAAGTACTCTGAAAGAAAGAGAAGCCAACGCTATTGCTTCTAGTGTAGAACTTCAACAACTAGAATTAGAATATGATGAAGCCGCAGCTGAGAGAGATTTATTGGACGGCCTTGATAAGCCCATTACAGAGCTTATTAATGCATTTAAGTCTGAGATCAGAAGACAGGCCGAGGAACGGCATTATACTAGTAGGGAACGGGGTTAATGCAGACAGAGGAAACTAAATCTAAATTTGCGCATCCGGGAAACGAGGCAGCTGTTCTTGCCTGTGTTTTCAAAGATGTTACTAATTATTTTGAGGTTGAGGCCAAGCTCTCTGAGCAGGACTTCCTGAAAACACATCATAAAGTTCTGTGGACCATTATCAAGACCCTTATGAGGGCAGAGGTAACGACCATAGACCTGGCCGCCGTCATGAGCCAGGCCAGTGTTCTCAAAGTAGAAGAGAATATTGGGGGATATGAATATGTTAGTTCTCTATTTGAGAAAAGCATAGATCCCACTAACATTATGTTCTATATTGATAGGGTGGCTGACGCCAGTACTAAATATCAAATCTTCCTCGCAGCAAATGAGATTTCAGCCGAAACGGAGAAGAATAAATCTCTTACGGGAGAATCTCTCACCGCAGCAGACCTAGTGGACTTTAGCCAGAATAAATTCCTAGAGATTGCCGTCAATTCTGAGCGCGGCACGGAGGCTGAGAACCTAGCGGATGGTTTGGAGGAAATGCTGGAAGAAGTAATCCAGAATCCCACCACTGTTAGAGGACTCAGCACAGGCTTTGAGAGATTGGACGAAGCAATCAATGGACTGGAGCCTGGAACGCTTACGGTATTGGGAGCCCGCCCCAAGGTAGGAAAGTCTACCTTTCTTCTAAACTCTGCGATCAACATTGCATGTCGCACAGGTGTTCCCGTCCTGTATATTGATACAGAGATGAATATTAGAGAGCAGAGAATGCGCTTGGTTTCTATTCTATCTGGTGTTGATGAAAGAGACATCAAGAACGGGACGTTCTATAATAATGAAGCAGACAGAGAGGCAGTAGAAGAGGCGAAGAAATGCGCATCAAAAGGCATGATTCTCCATAAGTATTATCCTGACTTTACTGCCGAGGCCATCTCTTCTGTTACTAGAAAGTATCACCATCAGTATGGGATCGGCTGTTTGATGTTTGATTATATCAAACTTCCGGACTCGGATCTACAGCACATAGGAAATGTGAAAGAGCATCAGGCATTGGGATATCTATGCGTTGCTCTCAAGAACTTGGCAGGTCAACTAAACATTCCTGTCTTTACGGCCGCCCAGATAGGGCGTCTAGGTGCCAATAAGGGGCACATTACTGCTTCTGAATTCGCAGATTCCGATAGAATCCTTAGGTATGCTAACACCCTCCTGGGGTTGTCGGCCAAAACCAAGAAGGAGAGAGAGGCGTTAGCAGAAGAATTCGGCAGTGAGCAAGTTATTAAAATGGGTAGCCATAGGCTTCAAATTCTAGACACAAGAGCTGGCGGAACCAACTTTGCAGGGATAGATATTCACTTTCGTAAGAAGACTCTGACCATGAGAGAAGCTGAGGTTCAAGTTTCAGACCTCAGACCTAGGGAA